TGATATGACTACTGGTACAATTACTAGTTAATATTGTAACAACAATAAAATCGTAGAGGCGTTCTCGTAACGTCTCTACTTTTTAACAACTTAAAAAGGTGAACAAATGACAGATACACATGATGTCTGGTTAAAATCAGACGATGAAAAACTAAGATCACTAATCAGTGATGAAGCAAAGATGATACCAATGCTTGAGAACATGCAGGCAACGATTCGTCAATTAAAAGCAAAACAACAATTTAGACTAGCATTGTTAAATCAACTACTAGAAAGCCTACACGGCGAAACTAAATAGTTATACAACAACTTACTTAAGGAGAACAAATGAAACTTTCAGAAATTACAAAAAAACCCCAACTAATAGAAATCTTCCTCGATGATGACGATACAGTCAAAGAGTTCGGCGAGCCTCTATCTTTTCACACATGGGACAGACAGCCCATGGATGTGTTTATTAAACTTGCAAATCTAACATCTAGTATTGAATCTAAAAATCCAAACATTGGTGATATGATTAATGTTGTCAAAGAACTTATCTTAGACGAAAAAGGCAAGCAACTTATTAAAGATAATGAAGCAATGCCAACTAATGTTTTGATGAAAGTTATCACAAAGGTAACTGAACAATTGGGAAAGTAACGTCTGATGCTATTGATATGAAGTCGGCAAAAATGTCAACTATCATGCAAATAGATGGAATAGGAAAAAGATATGGTATGCTTCCTAGTCAAGTGATTAGTGAAGCAGATACTTTTGATTTATATATAATGGATGCGGCAATGTCATTTGAACATTATCACCATAAAAAGCAAAACAGCAAAAATGGTTTAGCAGTTCCAGACTATTCACAAGAAGAATTACAAGAGATACTAGGGAAAAATAAAAAATAAATGTTTAGTGTTAATGCAAAAACTTTTGAGAAACGCATGAAAAAACTTGCAAAGTTGCCTGAGTTCCTCATGGATGAAGCATTAGAAATCACTAAAGATAACACTCCGGTAGCATCAGGTAACGCAAGACGTAACACTAAAAAACAATCTAACAAAATTATATCAGACTATGCATACGCAGGTCGATTGAATGACGGGTACAGTAAACAAGCACCTAAAGGATTCACAAAGCCAACAATTGAACAACTCGATGACGAAGCAAACAAATACGTTAGGAAGATTTAATTATGGCACAAGATATTAGAGTAGCATTAACATTAGATAACAAACAGTTTAACAAAGCCCTTGCTCAGAGTGAAAAAGAAGTAAATCAATTTAGTTCTAATTCAACATCTGCACTCAAAGGACTGGGTGCAGCCTTTGCCGCTTTAGGTACTACAGAACTTATTAAAGGTATTGTCGAAACAGGGTCTGCTTTCCAAGACTTAAACAATTCTTTAAATATTGTATTCGGGTCAGTACAACAAGGAGAAGCACAGTTTGCAAGAATACAACAATTTGCGGCTACTACTCAGTTTAGTGTACAAACTTTAACACAAGCATTTATTCAGTTAAAAGGTGCTGGTGTCGAACCTACAGACGCATTACTAAAAACATTTGCTGATACATCTAGTGTTGTTACAGATCAGTTGGGTGCATTTCAGGCTATGCTTGATCTTGTATCTCGTTCTACAGCAGGTGGACTAGGTCTTGAAGATTTAAACAGATTAGCAGATAGAGGTATTCCTGTATTTGCAATTCTACAGCAAAAACTAGGTATCACAAGATTAGAGATATCTGAGTTTGGTAAAACAGCAGAAGGTGCGGCAACAATTATCGATAATTTAGTCGAAGGATTAGATACACGATTTGGTGGTGCATTATCATCTAGTGAACAAAACATTAGTCGTTTAACAAACAACTTAGGTGATGCATTTGACGCATTACAAAATTCATTGTTTAAATTGTTTAGTGACGAATTAGCGGCAGCCATTGACTCTATCACAAAAGCAATTGAGTCCTTAACAAGAGCAATCGATGGCTTAGAACAGAGCGGAGAAACACTAAAACGATGGGCTATTGCATTAGGTAGTGTATTGTTATTCATTATCAATCCTGTAGGAGGATTAATTAGAGGCTTTGGTGCTCTATCAACAAGAGTATTAGCAACTGGTGGATTCTTTAAAGGAATGGGTGAGATTGTTAGACAACTTACTACTAACTTTAAAAACTTCTTTGCTGTTATTAAAAGTAAAACAAAAGATTTCTTTGGTTTTGGTTCAGGCGTAGTCAAAAATAGTGCGGCACTAAAAGGCATGAGTGAAGCCGCAAGTTTATTATTTAAAAGAGTAACACAATTAGGATCAGCAATACTTGGTGCAATCGGTATCAATGCTTTGTTTAGTGATTCTGTAGAAGACATAGAAGAAGCAGTAAACGATCTAAATGATTCTTTTGTTGGACCACCTATACCACCCGAAGTTATACAGCAACAAGAAGAAGCGGCAGAAGCCTTAGCAAAACGCATACAAGAGTTAACTGCGTTAGCAAAATCATTTACTACAAATGATTATAGAACAGAATTAGAAAAACTTACAGATGCTCAGAAAGAAGCACAAGATGCTATCTATAACTTAATCGTAGCACAAAGTTTAGCAAATGGTACATTAGAAAACTATGATGAACTAATGGAAGCGGCTAGAAATCAGTTGCGTGTTACTACAGAAGCATTAAACGAGTTTAACGAAGAATTAGCAAACGAAAACTTAACTGATTATCAAAAGTTTATGAAGACTTTAGTTCAACAAACAGTTGATTATGTTAAAGAACAAGAACATGCTAGAACTGCTCTTGCTTTCTTTAATCAATTATTTGAAGATGGAAAACTTACATTAGAAGCCTACACATTTATAGTTGAAAAACTAAACAATATTTTAGGCGAAACAGTTGGGGCAACTAAAGAACAAACAGAGGCATTTGATCAATTTAAAGCATCTGTAGATTTACTTTGGAACTCAGAATCTAACTTAGCAATGATGCAAGAAAACTTAAATGCTTTGTTTGCCGCAGGTAAGATTACTGCTGAACAACTTGCTGATGGTATTGATTATCTTAATGAACGTGCATTAGAAGACGAGGGTCTAAACAATTTCTTAGACACATTGGGTAAAGCACAAAAAGCATTAAGTGAAGATTTAGCAGATGCGTTTATGGAAGGTGAGAGTGCTGGTGAAGCATTCCAAAACTTCTTTAAGAAAATGATCAAACAAATCATTGCAGATATTATCAGACTATCTATTATACAACCGATCTTAAGTTCTATAATGGCACCGTTTGGATTCGGATTCGGATCAGGTGGTAGTGTAATTAAATTACCAGGACTAGCAAATGGTGGACCTGCACAGGCTAACAAGCCATATATTGTAGGAGAAGAAGGACCAGAACTATTCGTACCCAAAACATCAGGAACAGTTATTCCAAATGGAATGGGCGGAACACAAAATGTAACTAACAATTACATAACAAATTCAATACAAGCAGTTGATGCTAAATCAGTTGCTCAATTGTTTGCTGAGAATCGTAAAACATTACTCGGTACTGTGCAAATGGCACAACAAGAATTGCCGTATGGCTAAGAATAATTTAACAAGGAGAAAAAAATGAAAATAACAAGTGACAAACAAGTACCAAACGCAGGAACATTAAACGTTTTTAGTTTGGGTGCAATAACATTAACATGGGGACACATGTTAAATCTAATATCATTGTGGTTCTTACCACTTACATTTATGATGTATGTAATTGGGTATGGATCAGAGTTGAGAAATGTAACACAATTAGAAAGTTTCTCAAAGAAAAAATAGGATCTACTTATGGCAGGCTTACAAACAATTATTGACAACTGTAGTGGTATTGCAATTGATCGCAGAAAAGTTGTTGGTATACAAACAACACGAAATGAAGTAGCACGTACTTCAGAAACACCTACATTTCAACCATGGCGTATGTCATTAGACATGCCTGCTAGTTTACGTTACAACAATGCAAGACAATTAATGGAAGCATTAGACGTATTAGACAGAAATACACCTGAAGTAGTTACTTTTAGTAACAATGCGTGTCTATCTTGGATATTTAAATACCAAGGTTCGTTGACATTGGCACAAAGAGCACCTATAACAGTGCAATCTTTTATAGGTAACGTGTTAACATTGACTAATTTACCAGCACTTGCATCAACAAGAGTGATGTTTAAGCCAAATGATCTTATTCAGATTGGTAATTACACATATCCTTTTACTTCTACTACAGAAGTAACAAGAGGAGTAGGCACAACAGCACAAATTATTACAAACAGACCTAATATTTTAACAAGTTCAGTCGTAGGTAACACACTTAAGTATGGAAATGACTGTGAATTTAAAATGTTTTGTCCTAATATGCCTATATATAAATTAGTACCAGGTGGATATCAACAAAATAGTTCAGGTGTAACTACAAATAACGCATTAGTAGAATTTAGTAGTGCATTTAACTTATATGAGTGGGTAGCAACAGCATAATGACACAGAATATACCAGAAGTACAGAATACTCCAGCAATCAAATCAGCAGAATTTGTAAAACTAACTGTTTATAATGATTTTACAGATCCTACTGACACAACAGTCTATACATTTAGTAGTGCATACAAAGAAGAAACTATTGACAGCACAGTTTACTTACCATTAGGTGGATTATTACAAGTAGGTGCACAAAACAGAGACTTGCGAGTAACAGCAGGGGACACAATTATTTCATTATCGGGTATTGGATCAGATAATATCTTTTTAGTACTAGGTACTAAGATCAGAGGTAGTGAAGTACAAGTATATCGAGGATTCTATGATGCACAAGGCATCTTAGGCAACACATATAACAGATTTAGAGGTATTGTTACATCATATGGTATTACAGAAGATCGTAACGAGCAAGATGACAACTTTACTGTTGCAGTTGCAGCCAGCAGTTATGTAAATGTTTTATCTAACAGAATAGCAGGTAGAAAAACAAACGAAGAAAGTTGGAAGGTATTCAATCCAACAGATACAAGCATGGATCAAGTTTATAGTATCTCAGGTGTTAACTTTGACTTTGGTGGAGACTCAGATTCTAAGAGAACTATCGGCGCCGGCAACTATAGCGGCGGCGGAGGCGGCGGCGGTCGAGGACGTCAACAACGATGATTATAAGAAAAGCAGATAAGTTTGATTTAGACAAAGTTATTGATTTAGTCAAAAACTTTTACGATGCAGTAGAACTTGATCTTAAAAATTACGGTGATTTAGACTTAGAATATGTCAATAAGTTATATCATCATATAATCTTAGGCGCAGGTGTTGCAATTGTTGCAGAACAAAATGATAAGTTAGTAGGTATTATACTTGCACTAAAGAATGCAAACATATTTTACCCTGATAAGACAGTTTTAAACGAATTACTAATTTATGTCGAACCAGAGCATCGTAAATCAAGTGCTTGTTATAAGATGTTATCAGCATATAAGAAAATTGCAGAGAAAATGGTTAGTAATGACGAAATAACAACTTACACAGTTACGAAAACAGAACATTTAGATCAAATTAAATTTGAAAAGTTAGGATATCGTAAGTCAGAAGAAGTTTGGGTAGCAGGAGCATAGAATGGCAATATTTACAGCAATAGCGGCGGCAGTAGTATCAGCAATTGGTATTACAGGTACAGCGGCAACGATTTTTACTGCTATCGGAGCAACAGTATTGTCTGTTGGTGCATCTCGTTTGTTAATGAAACGACAAATGCGAGGAGCAAACTCGGGCGGCGATGGAAGTGCTAGAATACAATTACCACCAGCAACAGAAAACAAGATACCTGTCGTATATGGTAGTGCATACATAGGTGGTAGTGTTACAGACGCAAAAATTAGTTCTGACAACCAGACTATGTGGTATTGTGTTACTATGGCAGAAGTCACAGACACAGGTGGTTATACTTTTGACACAAGTAACATTTATTATAACGGACTTAAAGTACAATTTGGTTCTCAAGGCGTAGTTACTGGATTAATTAACAATACTACACCAGCAACACTTGACACAAAAATGTCAGGTCAGATTTATATCTATTTGTTTCAAAATGGTGCAACATCTCCGGGACAAAACACAACTCAAACTGCTCAACAAATTATGCAAGACTCAGAGATACCTGCAGGTCAACGTTGGACAGCAACTGACTTAATGAGTGACGTTGCATTTGCAATTGTTAAAGTAAAATACAACGCAGAGAAAGGAACAACATCTTTAGGTGGTTTAACTGCAAGAATTACAAACAGTTTAGATGAACCAGGGGACGTAATCAATGATTATATGCAAAATACACGTTATGGTTGTGCGATTCC